GCTGGAAAGGCTGGGCCATACTCCTCCGGCAGAAGCAGAAAAAGCTTATTATGCTTCCATCGGAAACGATGATCTGGCAGCCTGAGTTCACAGATAAAACACTCTCCAGGAAACCCGGGGCGGTTCAGTGGATTGATCCAGTAATTCCCTCAGAATTCCATCTGGATTTGTTCAGAACGCTCGGTCTTGCACACCGGGCGTTTTTTATTGGTGAGTCCATCAAGCGCATACTTAAAAGCTCTGCTAATCGGACTGATGTCTGATGCCATTCCGAAAGCACACAAGACCGAAGCAATAAATCTCCAGTCCGTTCTGCTTATCTTCGATTCATGACAGCCAATCATCTTTGCCAGACCGCGCTGGGTAAGCGTTGACAGGTTGATAAGTAAATCTGTTTCTGCGCGATCAACATCACGCTGTGATAGTTTGCTGTAACTTGTTTGTTCCATTTCTTAAGATTTCCAATAGTGAATAGCTAGTTGAAAGGTATGCGTGGAAACGCATATGGCCTTAGTTGGTCAGATATCTTGGAACTCGCTTTTCAGCGACGTAGGACGAATGTCCGTTGTTACAAAGAGCGGGGTTACTTATGCTGCTGATGCTCTACGCGATACGAACACCAGATTTTCCTTTTTCACAGGTTTATAACCCGTGAAATTACGAGTGGCTTCTTCGATTGCATTCGCTTTATCTGGGGAAGCTCTTCGAAACCCATATGCAATCTGATCAAGATAGCCAACTGAAGTATTCGCTAATGCGGCGAGTCGCTTCCATTCCTCACTAGAAGCCTCTTTTCGCCAGCGTAGTAGTTCATTACTCATTAGTGCCTCCGTTTATCACACAGAGCAACTTTACCATTTTGATAAATAAAACGCAATGAAGATTTATCAAAATGCATATTTATCCATTTGCTAAATAGAGGGAGAATCGTGGGATGGAAAACAAAGATATTCGCAAATCGAATCTGGCGTTTTTGCTAGATGAGCATAAAAAAATCGCGGGTAACACTAATGCAAGCTTTGCCGATAAGCTTGGAGTTAGCCCTTCTCAACTCACGCAAGTCTCCGGTGAAAAAAGCACTCGAAACATAGGGGATAAACTAGCAAGAAAATTCGAAGCCGCACTTGGGTTACCTAATGGGTGGCTTGATTTGGTACATGATGTAACACCAATTGCATCATGCTCAGATTCTTTAACTTTTGTCGGTCAGGTAAGAAAAGGGTTAGTGCGCGTGGTTGGTGAGGCAATTCTTGGTGTTGATGGTGCCATCGAGATGACCGAAGAGCGCGATGGGTGGCTCAATATTTATAGCGATGATCCAGATGCCTTTGGTCTTCGTGTGAAAGGAGACAGCATGTGGCCCAGAATAAAATCAGGAGAATATGTACTCATTGAGCCTAACACCAAAGTATTCCCGGGGGATGAGGTGTTTGTCAGAACTGTTGAAGGACACAACATGATCAAAGTTCTTGGCTATGACAGAGATGGAGAATACCAATTTACAAGCATCAACCAGGACCACAGGCCAATAACGTTGCCTTATCATCAAGTAGCAAAGGTGGAGTATGTGGCTGGTATTCTGAAGCAATCTCGCCATCTGGATGACATCGAGGCAAGGGAGTGGCTGAAAAGTTCGTGACTTCATCGTCACATAGCTGGTAACCAGTGGCCTGAAGAGACGTTTGGGTGATGTGATAGAGATCATTATTCAATTCGATTGAGAAAAATCATCATAAGGTTTATATCCATTTATTAGATTTTATGTGTATAAATAGTTAAAAATGCACGATGTAGAGATATTTGTGCTTAACATCAATTAATCATTGCTAAATCGTGCTTATTGTTCAGAAATCGCCCAAGTCATATTGAAAATCTGTTGGCGAACACCTATATAAGGAGTATAGTTAGTGACCCAAAACGTATTGCCAATCAACAAGAGCTTGCATGACCGAGCTGTTGATGAATTTAATCGTCTGCATGGAACAATGATTGGCGAGATTAGTGCAATGCTGAAAACAGCTAAAGTAGCGCCATTGGTGGATCTTCGTAAGAAAGATCCTACCTTTTCGAACGTTGTCGCAGAATTACGGACATTCAGAGACGTATGTAATGCTCTGCTCCCATACTTTCGTGTAGATAAGACCAGCGAAATCGCTGTCATCGATAAGTTACTTATACTGGCTAATGACCTGGCTCAAGCCATCGATGCTGACGATCCTGACGCATTGTGCGCAGCAATAGCAGCCCTTGATGTTGAGCCTTACATTTAAACGAGGGGAAAAAAAATGACTAAAGCGTTTGACTATACTGCCGTTAGTAAGCTTTTGGCTGAAATGCGCGGATGTGTAGAGCGCGTTCAAAATCTACGCCGCGACTTTGAAGCTCACATCAATCATTCACAAAAAGCGGCTTGATACTTAAGTTAGATGACAGAACCCGGCCTCAGCGCCGGGTTTTCTTTGCCTCACGATCCCCACACCTAATAACACCTTAACCAATTGTATTTATTGAAAAATTGATAGATACAACTTTCTAAACCACGAAATTCTGATCCCCCTCAAGTCTCTTCATTCCTTCTGATAAATTCCCGCAATCAAATAAAAAACCATAATAATCAACAGGATATTTGAAAACCCAAACAATTTATCATTTTGCTATTGTCATTAGTTTATCATTTCGATAAAGTCAACTCATCAGCAGGACGCTGTAAGCCAAACGGAGCAGACTGGCAGGCTCTTTAAACAACGTCGAACACTCGACTACGTGGCTGAAAAGCCAGATCACCCAACCACATAAGCTGTGGGATGCAATGCCGAAGTAACCGTCTCAGGAGGAGCTTCGAGATTGCATCGCCAAAGTTTATTCGGGAGGAATCTATGTCCAGAAAAACAGAATTTAAAGGCACCGCAGCTTCTCGCCGTAGAGCTCGTCGCGCAAACCTGCAAAGTCAGGAGGCGATTAGCTCCGACAAGCTACACAGGCCAACCCCTTCACGAGTGGTCTTGCAATGCAAGCGCAAACCAGCAATGAGAGCAGAAGTTATAACTCTGACAACGTTGACCAGAAAATATGAAGGTTCAACTTGTCTTCCGAACGTAGCTCTTTACGCGGCAGGCTACCGGAAATCAAAACAACTGACAGCGAGGTAACCTGCACTGTTCGCCAGAAAATGAAATTAGGCAGCAAACCACTTATTTGAGGTGATATATGGAAGAACAGGCAAATAAGATTCTCATAGAACTATTGCAAAAAGCCAGTAATGGAATAGACGCGGCTGTCTCATTTAGCCAGGCACAGATTCCTGATGTTGTTCATCAGTTACTGCTATGGAATATGGTTGACAGTCTGATTAAAACATTAATAGCCATTTTAACAATCCCGCTGGTTTTCTGGTTTATGAAGAAACAGTGCCAAAAAGTTGAAATTGGTAAGTTCGATGATGAAGGATGGTCATGGGATAAGGGGAAGACTAAATACAAACCGACTATGATTTGGGAAAGTAACGGTGAGATTAGTTTTCTAATCTTACCATTAGCTGCAGTTTTTGTTCTGTGGGTAAGTTTTATTATTGCTGTAGTAACCAATATGACTTGGTTAAAAATTTGGCTGGCCCCAAAGCTTTACCTTATCGAATATGCAGCATCATTGGTTAAGTAATTTTAGGCCGCATAGTCGGCCTTTATTTTTGGCATAAACAACAGAATAAACACTGCACTGTGCATTCATTCCAACGAGTGAATACACGGAGAAATGTCGCTCATAATTAAACAGGAGCCGACTTGTTCTGATTATTGGAAATCTTCTTTGCCCTCCGATGTGAGGGCAATTTTTTATCTATGAGGATATGAATAGATGTCAAACATCAAAAAATACATCATTGATTACGACTGGAAAGCATCAATAGAAATTGAAATCGACCATGACGTAATGACAGAGGAAAAACTTCACCAGATTAATAATTTCTGGTCAGACTCTGAATACCGACTCAATAAACACGGCTCTGTATTAAATGCTGTATTAATCATGCTGGCGCAACATGCTCTGCTTATAGCAATTTCAAGCGACTTAAATGCATATGGTGTTGTGTGTGAGTTCGACTGGAATGATGGAAATGGTCAGGAAGGATGGCCTCCAATGGATGGTAGCGAAGGAATAAGAATTACCGATATCGATACATCAGGAATATTTGATTCAGATGATATGACTATCAAAGCCGCCTGAGCGCTGCGTTACCGCATACCAATAACGCTTCACTCGAGGCGTTTTTCGTTATGTATAAATAAGGAGCACACCATGCAATATGCCATTGCAGGGTGGCCTGTTGCTGGCTGCCCTTCCGAATCTTTACTTGAACGAATCACCCGTAAATTACGTGACGGATGGAAACGCCTTATCGACATACTTAATCAGCCAGGAGTCCCAAAAAATGGATCAAACACTTATGGCTATCCAGACTAAATTCACTATCGCCACTTTTATTGGCGATGAAAAGATGTTTCGTGAGGCCGTCGACGCTTATAAAAAATGGATATTAATACTGAAACTGAGATCAAGCAAAAGCATTCACTAACCCCCTTCCCTGTTTTCCTAATCAGCCCGGCATTTCGCGGGCGATATTTTCACAGCTATTTCAGGAGTTCAGCCATGAACGCTTATTACATTCAGGATCGTCTTGAGGCTCAGAGCTGGACGCGTCACTACCAGCAGATCGCCCGTGAAGAGAAAGAGGCAGAACTGGCAGACGACATGGAAAAAGGCCTGCCCCAGCACCTGTTTGAATCGCTATGCATCGATCATTTGCAACGCCACGGGGCCAGCAAAAAAGCCATTACCCGTGCGTTTGATGACGATGTTGAGTTTCAGGAGCGCATGGCAGAACACATCCGGTACATGGTTGAAACCATTGCTCACCATCAGGTTGATATTGATTCAGAGGTATAAAACGGATGAGTACAGCACTCGCAACGCTGGCAGGGAAGCTGGCTGAACGTGTCGGCATGGATTCTGTCGACCCACAGGAACTGATCACCACTCTTCGCCAGACGGCATTTAAAGGTGATGCCAGCGATGCGCAGTTCATCGCATTGCTGATCGTCGCCAACCAGTACGGCCTTAATCCGTGGACGAAAGAAATTTACGCCTTCCCTGACAAGCAGAACGGCATCGTTCCGGTGGTGGGCGTTGATGGCTGGTCCCGCATCATCAATGAAAACCAGCAGTTTGATGGCATGGACTTTGAGCAGGACAATGAATCCTGTACATGCCGGATTTACCGCAAAGACCGTAATCATCCGATCTGCGTTACCGAATGGATGGATGAATGCCGCCGCGAACCATTCAAAACCCGCGAAGGCAGAGAAATCACCGGACCGTGGCAGTCGCATCCCAAACGGATGTTACGGCATAAAGCCATGATTCAGTGTGCCCGTCTGGCCTTCGGATTTGCTGGTATCTATGACAAGGATGAAGCCGAGCGCATTGTCGAAAATACCGCATACACTGCAGAACGTCAGCCGGAACGCGACATCACTCCGGTTAACGATGAAACCATGCAGGAGATTAACACTCTGCTGATTGCCCTGGACAAAACATGGGATGACGACTTATTGCCGCTCTGTTCCCAGATATTTCGCCGCGACATTCGCGCATCGTCAGAACTGACACAGGCCGAAGCAGTGAAAGCTCTTGGATTCCTGAAACAGAAAGCCTCTGAACAGAAGGTGGCTGCATGACACCGGACATTATCCTGCAGCGTACCGGGATCGACGTGAGAGCTGTCGAACAGGGGGATGATGCGTGGCACAAATTACGGCTCGGCGTCATTACAGCTTCAGAAGTTCACAACGTGATAGCAAAACCCCGATCCGGAAAGAAATGGCCTGACATGAAAATGTCCTACTTCCACACCCTGCTTGCTGAGGTTTGCACCGGTGTGGCTCCGGAAGTTAATGCTAAGGCGCTGGCCTGGGGAAAACAGTACGAGAACGACGCCAGAACCCTGTTTGAATTCACTTCCGGCGTGAATGTTACTGAATCCCCGATCATCTATCGCGACGAAAGTATGCGCACCGCCTGCTCTCCCGATGGTTTATGCAGTGACGGCAATGGCCTTGAGCTGAAATGCCCGTTTACCTCCCGGGATTTCATGAAGTTCCGGCTCGGTGGTTTCGAGGCCATAAAGTCGGCTTACATGGCCCAGGTGCAGTACAGCATGTGGGTGACGCGAAAAGATGCCTGGTACTTTGCCAACTATGACCCGCGAATGAAGCGTGAAGGCCTGCATTATGTCGTGGTTGAGCGGGATGAAAAGTACATAGCGAGTTTTGACGAGATGGTGCCGGAGTTCATCGAAAAAATGGACGAGGCACTAGCTGAAATTGGTTTTGTATTTGGGGAGCAATGGCGATGAAGCATCCTCACGATAATATCCGGGTAGGCGCGATAACTTTCGTCTACTCCGTTACAAAGCGAGGCTGGGTATTTCCCGGCCTTTCTGTTATCCGAAATCCACTGAAAGCACAGCGGCTGGCTGAAGAGATAAATAATAAACGAGGGACTGTATGCACAAAGCATCTCCTGTTGAATTAAGAACGAGTATCGGGATGGCACATAGCCTCGCTCAAATTGGAGTCAGGTTTGTGCCAATACCAGTAGAAACAGACGAAGAATTTCATACGTTAGCCACATCCCTTTCACAAAAGCTGGAAATGATGGCGGCGAAAGCAGAAGCAAACGAGAGAGACCCGGCATGACAACAACAGAATGCATTTTTCTGGCAGCAGGCTTCATATTCTGTGTGCTTATGCTTGCCGACATGGGACTTGTTCAATGACACCTCAGCAGGAAAACGCCCTTCGCAGCATTGCCCGTCAGGCTAATTCTGAAATCAAAAAAGCCAGACAGCAGTTTCCGGATAAAAACGTCGATGACATTTGCCGTAGCGTACTGAAGAAGCACCGCGAAACGGTAACGCTGATGGGATTCACACCGACTCATTTAAGTCTGGCGATCGGCATGTTAAACGGCGTCTTTAAGGAGCGATGAACATGAAAAGCAAAATCATCAGGGAGCTACAGGCTCCTTTTTTATTGTTCGCATTCACCCTCAAGCGTATTAACCAACAATTCAGGGATTAATGGAAGATGGCAGACATCATTGATTCAGCATCAGAAATTGAAGAATTACAGCGCAACACAGCAATAAAAATGCACCGCCTGAACCACCAGGCTATATCTGCCACTCATTGTTGTGAGTGTGGCGATCCGATAGATGAACTAAGACGTCTGGCCGTTCAGGGTTGTCGGACTTGTGCAAGTTGCCAGGAGGATCTGGAGCTTATCAGTAAACAGAGAGGTTCGAAGTGAGCGAAATTAACTCTCAGGCACTGCGTGAAGCGGCAGAGCAGGCAATGCATGACGACTGGGGATTTGATGCGGACCTTTTCCATGAGCTGGTAACACCATCGATTGTGCTGGCACTGCTGGATGAACGGGAAAGAAACCAGCAATACATCAAACGCCGCGACCAGGAGAACGAGGAAATTGCGCTAACGGTAGGGAAGCTGCGTGTTGAGCTTGAGGAAGCAAAATCAAAACTCAACGAGCAGCGTGAGTATTACGAAGGTGTTATCTCGGATGGGAGTAAACGTATTGCTGAACTGGAGAAAAGCGAAGAGCAACTCATTAACGAGCGTGACCATGCTGAGTCTGCTTTAGCTGATATGTACTTCGCAACAACCGGGGATAGGCCTGAGTGGAGTAACTGTTTCAGTTTTTCAGATGCTGTCGATGCCGTAGTTGACAGAATTGCTGATTTAGAAGCCAAACAGCCATCGCCAGTAGTACCGGAAGAAAAACCAATGCCTAACCCTCTTAGCATGTACACAGTTGATGCTGTTGCAGCTATTGCAGAGGTGAGAGGCTGGAACGCCTGCCGTGCAGCCATGCTTAAGGGAGATAAATCATGATTAATCGAACCAAACTGGAGCACATCCTCGAGTATGCCAGGCAGCAGAGGCGCTTTGGCCAGCTTTGTAAAATTCTGCCAGGAGATATGGTTGAAATCGTGGAGATTGCCATGCGTAAGACTGGCAACTCTCCGGTAAGTCCGGGTGGTTGGATAAGCTGTAGTGAGCGAATGCCCGCTCAAGATGATTGGATTTTAATTTATTCAAAGCACGGTGAGTATATGGCAGGACAGGTACAAGAGGAATACGTGGAGTTGAGCGACGGCACTTTATCGTGGTTAGGGAACGCCTTGTACTGGATGCTGCTACCAGAACCGCCGCAGGGAGTGAATGATGAATTGGCCTGAAGCCTTCACCGCTGTAGGAGTTGCAATCGCGGTGGCATTTATTCTGTATTCGCTTTTCCGCTGGGGATAAAGGAATGTTCGCTCTGATTCAACGTGGTCAGATATACACCGATAGCGCCGGCTACCCGATAAAAATTCTTCGCTGCATAAACAACACTGTGTTGTACAGAAGAATGGATGGGCGAACACAGTCGGTAAAAATAAACGATTTTAATGAACTGTTTGAACGGATCGATCACAAGGAATACCGACAAATTCTGGCTGAAACAGAGCAGGAGAACCATCTGAAAAAATTACGCGCCATGCAAAGGAGATAAACCGGTAAAGGTGTTCGCGATAAAGGTGAATATCGGCAATGAATAACAATCCTCGCACTCGCGGGGATTTCTTTTATCTGAACTCGCTACGGCGGGTTTTTGAACCGCCCCGGGTTTCCTGGAGAGTGTTTTATCTGTGAACTCAGGCTGCCAGATCATCGTTTCCGATGGAAGCATAATAAGCTTTTTCTGCTTCTGCCGGAGGAGTATGGCCCAGCCTTTCC